ACGCGGTCTCAAGTGGCGGGGCCGTCGCCCGAATCTGATTGTCGGGGACGACCTGGAGAATGACGAGATCGTACTGAACAAAGACCGTAGGGACCGTTTCAAGAAGTGGATCTACGGCGCGGTACTCCCCGCGTTGTCGGATTCCGGTAAGGCACGATTTGTCGGAACGATCTTGCACATGGACGCTTTTCTGGAAGCGCACATGCCGGATGTGAAGAACCTGGCAACGGTCTCGACCGCGCTGTCCGAGAAGTACCTGGTTCCGGGTGAGTTGTGGGCCTCTATCCGTTACCGCGCCCACGATGAAAATTATCAACATATCCTCTGGCCGGAAAAGTTCGACCGTAAACGTCTTGAGTCGATTCGCAAAGATTACGTGGCCCGTGGTTTCCCGGAAGTTTTCGCCCAGGAATACCTGAATTACCCGATTGATGAATCCAGCGCGTTCTTTCGGCGTGAAGACTTTTTGCCGACCCAGCCGAACGACAAACTCAAGCGTAAGCGTTATTACGCCGCCATCGACTTCGCCATTTCACAAAAAGAATCCGCAGACTTCACGGTGATTGCCGTGGCGAGTCTGGATGAAGACGGATTTCTACAGATTGAAGATATTCGTAAAGCCCGTTGGGATGCGCTCCAGATCATCGAAGAGATGTTTATTGTCCAGAAACGCTATCAGCCGGAACTGTTCACGACGGAAGCAGGGGCGATTGAAAAGTCACTCGGTCCTTTTCTGAAGTCGGAAATGATGGCCAAGGGGGTCTTTATGAATCTTCACCCCCTGACTCCGACCAAGGACAAACAAACTCGTGCTCGAAGTCTTCAGGCGCGCATGCGCATGGGCAGCGTCAAGTTCGACATCGACGCCGACTGGTTTCCCAGTCTGCAAAGCGAGATGTTGCGGTTTCCCAGAGATCTTCACGATGACCAGGTAGACGCCCTGGCTTGGATCGGCTTGACGCTGGATCAACTGATCGAGCCGCTGACACTTCGTGAGATCGAAGACGAATATTACGAATCCATTCAGGACGGCCCCATGGGTCGTTCCTTGCTGACGGGTTATTAGAGGTGGAAATGGCTGAACCTGCAATGAATTCCATGGAACCGATCACGCCAGGGGTAAACCCGGCATCCGCGCCCTCCGTGGACATGTTGTTATCAGCCGTCAATATCGCCGACCACCTGGAAGACGATGTTCTGCGCAAATGTGGTAATACGGTTGTCGATGGCTACGTGATGGATAAGGAGTCACGGGCGGAATGGGAAAAGCGCTACGAGGCGTCGCTGAAACTAGCGACGCAGGCGGTCGAGCACAAAAGTTTTCCGTGGCAGGGTGCCGCAAATATTAAGTACCCGTTGTTGACGACCGCTTGTATTCAGTTTTCGGCCAGAGCCTATCCGGCACTTATTTCCGGAAAGGAAATCGTGCTTGCCCGTACCACTGGTTTTGACCCGGGCGGAAAGAAAGCGGCGATGGCGGATCGTGTCTCCAAGCACATGAGCTATCAAGTCTTGGAGGAAATGGAAGAGTGGGAGGAAGACATGGACCGGATGCTGGTCATGCTTCCTTGTACGGGAACCGAGTTCAAGAAAACCTATTACGACCCGATGAAGGGTCGTAACGTTTCAGAACATGTGTTGGCCAGAGACCTGGTGGTGAGCTACTGGGCCAAATCGCTCGAAAGTGCTGCTCGTAAAACCCATGTCCTGTCTCTGTCTCCGAATGAAATTCGTGAACGGGTATTGGGCGGGACTTATCTTGACCAGGAACTGAAAAGATCCCGGTCCACGCCGGACAATCTTCGTCTGGTCTCCGATCAGGTACAGGGACTATCCGCCCCGACCGATGACGAAGATGCTCCATTCGAGATCCTGGAATGTCATACCTGGCTGGATCTGGACGAAGACGATTACAAGGAACCGTACATCGTCACGGTAGACAAGGAGAGCCGGAAAGTTCTGCGGATCACCGCACGTTTTGATCAAGACGGGGTGAAGTATGGAAAAAAGAACAAGATACTTCGTATTGAACCCGTCGAGTATTTCACCAAATTTTCCTTCATCCCGAGCATCGACGGTGGATTTTATGATTTCGGCTGGGGCCATCTTCTCGGCCCGATCAATGAAACCGTTAATACCACCATCAACCAGTTACTCGACGCTGGAACCTTATCGAATCTTCAGAGCGGATTCCTGTCGCGCGGAATTCGACTAAGAGGGGGCGAGGCGAAGTTCAAGCCGGGCGAGTGGAAGTTTGTCGATTCCACCGGGGATGACTTGAGAAAAGGCATTTTCCCGATGCCCGTGCGCGAACCGTCCAACGTTCTGTTTCAACTGCTGGGCACCATGACCACCGCCGGCGAACGCCTGTCGAATGTTGTTGATATTCTCATGGGCGAGAACCCTGGCCAGAACCAGCCCGCGACGACGACCATGGCGGTTATCGAGCAGGGGCTGAAAGTCTTCACCGCTGTTTACAAACGTCTGTTCCGTTCGCTGAAAGTCGAGTTCCGCAGGCTCTATCGTCTCAACCGGATTTACCTGCCGCAGGAAGCCTATTTCCGCGTTCTGGATATGCAGCAGGGAGACATGGTGGCTATCGGACAGACCGACTATCAGGGTGACCCCACCGATATCCAGCCCGCTGCCGATCCCAACATGGTCTCGGAGATGCAGAGGCTGGTGCGGGCGCAAGCCTTGGTAACTTCCCTGGAGCAGGGTTCTCCGGCAAATCCCATTGAGATCTGGACACGTTTTTACGAAGCCCTGCGCATCGAGAACGTGGACACGTTGATGCCGAAGGAAATGCCGCCACCACCGCCAGATCCAAAGCTGATCGCCATCCAGATGGACGATAAGCACAAAGGCATGGAGCATCAACTGGAGCAGGCCAATCTTCAGATCGAACAGAAAAAACTTGACCTGGAGCAGGCCAAGGTACAACTCGAACAGGCCAAGCTCCAGTTGGAACAAGATAAGGCCGCGTTTGATCAGGAAATGGAACGCTACACTGCTCACCAAGGGACTCAAGGTGATGGCTCTACCACTTTGGAAGTCCTGAAGCTGGATCTTGAACGTGAACGCATGGAACGTGAAGCCACTCAGAAAACCGAGATCGCCAAACTTCAGGAAGAAAACAAGCTCGCCATTGCAAAACTCAACGCCGATTCCTCGGAGCGAATCGCCGAGAAAGACAGGGAAAAAGAAGAAAAAGTAAAGACGGAAGAACCGAAGGAAGATAAGGCGTTGGCAAAGATCATCGACAAACTTAGTGATGCCATCGACAAGATGGCGAAACCAAAAGAAATCGTGTTCGACAAGGACGGGAATCCAATCGGGATCAAACCGGTCGGAAAGACCTGATGGCGGCCTACAATAAATTCCAGGATTTCACTGAGCAACAAAACCTGGCTGTTCATAATTGGGGAACACACACCTTCAAGATCGCCCTGACCGATACCGCGCCCGTCGCGACCCAGACGACGTGGAACACGACCGACCATCCGGCCCCTTTGGCGGCAAACGGTTATCCGGCCGGAGGTATCGCCACAACAATCGGAATCAGTGAAGCGGCGGGGACCACTACGATTACAGGGACACAGGTGATCTTTACCGCCACGCCAGGCGGTATCGGTCCCTTCCGTTATGTAATTCTCTATAACAATTCAGCAGCTTCGGCTGCTGTGGCTTGGTGGGATAACGCTGCTTCAGTCACCTTGTCTGATACACAGACCTTCACTGTGAAGTTCAATAACGCCTCGCCAGGCACGATCTTTACGGAGACCTGATGGCCGACAACACGACATTGAATACCGGGACCGGTGGCGATGTGATTGCTACCGATGACATCGGTGGTATCAAGCATCAGCGCGTCAAGGTCCAATGGGGTACTGACGGTACGGCTACAGATGTCCAAGACACGGCAGCCGCTTCTTTGCCAGTTCGGCTCAGGTCTGAATCGACAAATTCAGATTCTTCAACGACTCCATTGGCAGGTGGCGGATCTTGGACCTCTACTAGTTTTGATACGGTAACTGAAGGAGCATTGCTTACCAGTTTTCTATTTTCAGATCAAGCCGGAACGCATTATTACGAAGAGTCTGTCGATAACAGTACGTGGGACGTTATCCATGCCACTCCTACTGAGGCCAGTGTCCCTCACTTAGATTCCTTTATCGTTCGAGCGCGTTACGGAAGATTTCGCCATGTGAACGGAGGAACGCCTCAGACCGTGTTTCGCACGCAAGCGATCCAGAGGCACGGGCTGGCATCGGATTTGATTAGTATTGATGAACGGGCCAATGCGGTTGTTGGCGACAAGGAGCATAATACCTCCACGCCATCTTTAACCGCATTTGAAGTGTTAACGGCTCGCGCCGCATCCAGCGCACCGACATATAGTGATGGAAACGTTGTATTGCCGCGTGTGACGTTAAGTGGCGATACGGCAATCACCCTGGATGGGGAAACAGTCGTCGTTTCGGCAACCGATCTCGACATCCGAAACCTGTCATCCGCCACGGACACCGTTGGAGCCTTGCAGGCGACAGCCAGTAACTTTAATGCTCAGGTTGTCGGTGAGATTGCCCATGACGCAGCGGACTCCGGAAATCCGCTTAGCCTCGGTGGCATTGCCAGAACTGCTCTGACTTCTGTTGCCGCCCTGGATCGCGTCAAGGCTATCTTCGACCTTCAGGGCCGCCAGATCATCCGGTCTAACGTACCGCGCGGACTGCGTATCAAGAACACGATCACGCTGACCAGCACCACGGAAACGACACTGCTGGCCGCTGCCGCATCGACATTCCACGAC